ATATATTATTATTATATTTATATATATAATATTAACCGTATATATATATGTTATATGATTATTTATTATATATAATAGTATTATGTATTATTATTATATATCTATATTATTATTATATAGTTATTATATGTATATTATTATATTATATATAGTTATCTAGCATTATAAGAACGGCATCAGATCAAGGACGAGACCAGGGCGAAAAATGTAACCTCAGTAAATATATTTTTACATTGTAAAGTATATTTTACGTCCGTTCGGTCGTAAAGTATTATTACTTGACACCTGCTAGGTGCTAGCCAGATCAAGTACACAATATATCATCTATGAATAACTATTCGTTAAAGTCATATTTAGCGCATAGTTAGAAAACACTAAAAGCTTTATAAATACAGGGTTTGCAAGGTTTTTTAATTCCTTGGATGCTTTAATATTACAAAATTATTACAATTATTACAAAAATGTTACAAAGAAACACCCACTGAACCAGGGGGAGGGGTTACAGGGGAAAACAGCCAGATCCGCCCCACTTACCTCCCCAAATATTCCCCAAAAACAAAAAGGCACTTTCTCCCCTACCTAACCCTATATTGAATATATAAATACTCATAATAATAACCTGTAATATGCAATACTATAATAATATATATATTATATATATAAATATAATTAAGAATAGTATAGGTTAGTATAGTATAGGATAGAGTATATTGGGTATACCACCTTGGGTATACCATAAAAATTTCAACTTTCCCTTGTATGTGGTATAACTATGTGTATGGAGGATATAAGTATGTTAAGTTTGATAGATACAATCGTGCTGATGTGGGTAGCAATAAGGCTAGATGCACCAATGTGGGTACGATTATTGCTGATAATACCAATGTCATATATCGTGACAAGTTTCATACATGGTTTTATTTTAGGAATAATACATAATCGACATAAAAAACGATAAGGAGAAAGATTTATGGCTGATGAAAAGAACGAGATAGCACCACAGAAAACAGGTAAACCGAGGTTAATGACAAAGGCATGGGATGAACTGAAAAAAGGTGGTGGCTTGTGCATACCTGCTGAACAGGCAGTACAACTAATGTCAGAGAATGAAAGAGTACAGCTAAACGGAGAAGATGTAAAAATGAGAGTAGCAGAGTATTTTGCATCTTGTCAGCGTGAGATAATCAACGAAGAAACAGGGGAAAAGGAATGTGTATGGGCAAAAGCACCAACAAAAAGTGGTTTAGCACTTATGTTAGGTATAACAAGGCAAAGTCTATACGATATTCTTAATAAACCTAAAAGCGAGAATGGTGGATATGCGACTAAAATTCTTCCAGAAGCGATACCATTCCTAAAAAGAGCAATGGACTTTATCGAGGTTTACTATGAAGAAAAGCTAGGTGAGAACCGCAATAATGCAGGTACAATCTTTTGGCTGACAAACAAGAGTAACTCAAAATGGTCAAATGAACAGGAATTTAAGTTTGGTAAGCAGGAACAGGTTGAGGAAAAACAGCTTACACTTGAAGATTTGAAACAGATGGAGGATGAAGAAGATGAAATTTGACGATAATATAGACATTGAGAAATCAGTAATGGAACAGTTAGATGAATATGCTGTTGCTGTAAATCGTTTTGTTCCAAAGAAAGAAGATTACAGCTATAACTTTGCTGATTTGGAACATGATTTTCATAGAGGTGCAATATGGGGTATGGCTATGATGCTAGAAACCCTGCAGACATTAGATGCGAACCATGATTTTGAAAATCTTGCTGATAATAGCACACTTGGCAAGATAAAGTATGAAATCGAAGCAGAATATCTGAACGAAGTGTTCAATGATATGTTATCCACTATGAATATGACACTTGTATCATTTTTAGACGAGGAAAACAGTAACAAAGATTATGAAGAATAAGATAGTTCCTTTGCATTTCAAGGAAAAACAGGCAGAATACTTGCAATATGCAACACAAAAGCTGTCCGAAACAATAATGAATGGTCTGAACGATAAAAGTTTAGACCTTTTGTTAAAAATAGCGAAAAGTGGCTTTAATGTGTATGATTGTAAGGGAAAAGCACTTGAAATAACCGATTTTTTGAAAACTGAACTTGATAACAAGGTTGGTGGAGTGTGGAAAAAGGAAAAATGGGCAAGTAAGAATGGTATAAGCCTGTCACAACTTCATAACATCAAGGAAATCAAGCAATATTATGAAGTCTTGAAACTTGAAGCACAGAATATGCGGTTTGAAAGCTATTTGTTGTACCTAGAGAAGAACAGACCACCAAAAGAGCGATTTTATGCACCAAAAATCAAGCAATATCAGAAAATTGGTGTTATCAATGCTTTGCAAAGGCTAATTGATGATGAAACAGACATACTTTGTATATCAATGCCCCCAGGCACAGGCAAAACAACACTAGAAAAGTTCTTCCATAGTGCTGTAATGGGTTGGTTTCCAGACGATTACAACCTGTTCTTTAGTCATTCAAGCGATATAACAAGAATGTATTATGATGGTGTGCTAACAATACTTACCAATGGACTAGATTACACATGGCATGAGATTTTCCCAACACTAGCAATCACAAGCACAAATGCGAAAATGATGCAGATCAACATAGGCAAGTATAAGCCATTCCAAAACCTTATGACAGCTTCGGTTGGTTCTGAAATGAGTGGTAAGGTAAGAGCAAGTAAGTTTCTGTTTGTCGATGATATGATTGGTAAGATTGAAGAAGCACTTAACAAGAATACCTTGGATAAGTTGTGGAACATCTATACCACAGATGCAAGACAGCGAAAAGTAGAAGGCTGTAAGGAACTAATTATAGCAACAAGATGGTCAGTAAATGATGTTATAGGGCGATTACAAAGGTCTTATGCCAACAGTAACAGATGCGAGTTTATAGCTGTTGCCGATATAGACGAAACAACAGGTGAAAGCAATTTCAACTTTGAATTTAATGGATTTACAGTTGAATTTTACCATGACCAACAGAAACTTATGGATGATATATCCTATAAGTGCTTGTATAAAAATCAGCCTATTGAGCGAGAAGGTTTACTGTATCACGAAGATGAATTAAGACGATACCTAGAATTGCCAATGCGAGAGCCAGATGCAATACTTGGTGTATGCGATACCAAGTCAAAAGGTACAGACTTCCTTGTATTACCTGTTATGTATCAATATGATGGTGATTTCTATATGACAGATTGTATATGCACCGACAGTTCAGATTATGGTGTGCAATATGGCAGAATGGCAAATATGATAATTGATAACAATATGCAACAATGCGAGTTTGAGTCAAACAGCGGTGGTGATAGAGTTGCATTTGAGGTTGATAAGTTGGTTAAAGATAAAGGTGGTAGATGTAATATAACCACAAAACCGACAGAAACCAACAAGGAAACAAGAATTATTGTTAATGCCGATTGGATAAAGAAACACGTTTTGTTCAAAGATGCTTCAATGTATGGACAGCGTACAGATTATGGCATATTTATGGATTGGCTATTATGTTATTCAGTGGCAGGTAAGAATACACATGATGATGTTCCAGATGCGCTGGCCAACTTTGCACTTTTTGTAACAAAGTTGAACAATAAACCAAAACCAACAGCGATAATAAGGGGAGGATTGTTATAAATGGCATACACAGCAGATGAATATTTAGGGCAGGTAAGGTTGATAGATCATAAAATTGCAAATTATAAGTATCAGATAGACAATTTAAGGCTTATGGCAATAGGTACAACTTGCCCAACAGATGCAGACAGGGTAAAATCGAGTGGTTCACAAGACCCTATGGGAAATTTGGTGGCAAAGATAGCTGATTTGTCAGCCGAAGTTGAAAATTTGTTTAATTGGAAAATGAGCATAGCAAAGAAACTTGAAAAACTGCCATTCAAACAATATAATGTGCTGTATCAACGATATTTTATGTTCAAAACCCTAAAAGAGATAGCAGATGATATGGATATGTCAGAAAGCAACATCAAAAAGATAAAGAAAAAGGGTTTAGAGCAATTCACAATGCAATTTATTGACAAAAAATGATGAATTTATACCATTTTATACCAATTTATACTTGAAAACATAATAAAAGGTTGGTTATTGTTAAGTTGACAAGATGATAAATTGTTTTAGTCACTTTTTAATCACTTTCTTGGGAAACACCTTACAGATGTAGGGTGTTTTTCAGCTTTAAGGAGAAAAAATGCTGTTAGGTAGACAGGTTATCAAAACAGATGTTGATAAGATAGATGCAGAAAACATCATAGAGGTATTGAAAAAGGCTTATGCACAGCACGAAGTAAATGCAAGAGATTGTAAGTTTCTCCTTGAATATGAGAAGGGAAATCAGCCTTTACAGCGTGAAAAGAAAATAAGACCAGAAATTGACATTGAAGATATAGATAATGTTGCCAATGAAATAACCACATTCAAAAAAGGTTATCATTGGGGAAATCCAATAACTTTAGTCCAAAGAGGTAGCAAAGACAGCGGTAGTAAAGAAGAAGCCGAAGCAATAACATTGTTGAATGAGTGCTATTCAGATTTAGGCATAAAGGCAAAGACAACAGAACTTGCGAGATTTGTTGAGATATGCGGTATTGGATATACCTATGTTGATATAAATGCTGATGATAGCGAAACAGATGTACCATTTACAGTTGATGTACTTGAACCAGAGAACACATTTGTTGTTCGCAGTAGCAAATATCCAGATAAAAGGATAATGCTTGGAGTATCATTTAGTGTTGATGAACAGAAAAATAAGTATTTTACCTGTTTTACAAAGAATTTACGCTTTGAAATTTCAAATTGGGAAATAACAAGTGTAGCACTAAACCCACTTGGAATGATACCTATTGTTGAATGGATAAAAGACCATGACAGAATGGGTTGCTTTGAAAGACAGATACCAGATTTAGATACGCTAAACATCATGGAGTCAGATGTATGTAATGCAACAGATGAAGCAGTACAGGCAATATGGCATTGCAATGATGTTGAGTTTCCAGAAGATGAAGAAGGAAAACCAATAAAGCCAAAAACAGGTGATTGGTTACAGACCTTTACAAATGAAAAAGGTTCACATCCGTTTGTTACACCACTTAAATCAGCTTTTGATTATGCAGGAAACTTACAGAACATAACAAATAAGCGTATGCTCATATTACAGAAATGTAATGTGCCAATGCGAAATAATACAAGTGGTGGTTCAACAGGTATTGCTATGAGTGATGCAAGTGGTTGGTCTAATGCCGAAGTTGAAGCAAGTTTCTTACAAGGCATCCAGGAAGATTGCAAAATGCGAGAAGTAAGACTTGTGTTAAAAGCAATTCAGAAATCGCCACTTATTGATATAAACAATCCAATGCTTACACTTAAAGCAAGGGATTTAACACCTAATATCAAGCGACAGAAAACATACGAACTTGCAACAAAGTCAAACTTTATTAGTACACTTCTTTCACATGGTTTTGATGGCGAGTCAGTTATTAAGACAGCTAATGTGTTTGATGACCCTATGCAGGTTTGGAATGATAGCAAAGAGGGTATATTGAAGTATCAAGAAACCCTTTATGCTAAAGCCAACGAGGGCGAAGGTGGCGAAGGTGAGAAAGCACCAGATGCAGGTAAGAAATTACAGGATATGTCAGACCAAGCAGGTAATAGTCCAAACATAGATAAGAATAGAGCATAGGTATGGATGAACTTAACGAGTTAGGCAATAGCATAGAAGTTGAGGACATAGTTGAGTATTTCTCAAAGATGGACTTAACGGAAGAACAGAGAAAAGAAAGAGAAGAAATGGCAGATAAACTTAACAATTATCTGTTAATCTTTCTTAATTTAATTGCTGTTCAAATTGAATATAGTAAGTTTAACCGAGAATACCTAATAACAACACTTGAAAATGAGTTTTCAAAGATCGTGGCTGAAACAGTTGTACTTGATGATTACCTAAAAAGGTATATCAACCACTTTTCAAGCAATTATGTTGATACAACATACATTCATTTAATGAAAGATGCTGAAACAGAGTGGTGGACAAGTACAGAAAGAGCGTTATTTACAGCCGAGAATGAAAGTAATGGTGTACTTAACTATTCTGACTATCTAAAGGCTATTGATAATGGCTACACCAAGAAGAAATGGATAACAGAAAAGGACAATCGTGTAAGAAAAACACATAGACCTTTAAATAATCAAATTATTGATATAAAGAAACCATTTCAAGTTGGAAATAGTCTTATGATGTTTCCAAAAGATACATCATATTTTGCAAGTGAACGTGAAATAGCGAACTGTCGCTGTTCCATAAAATACATTCGTTAAATTAGCCAATAGGCTATTTTATATAAAATAAAACGCAGAGAAGCGTATACCACACAAAATAGGCAGAGAAGCCACAAAAACGCAGGGAGGAAAACAGAATATGGCAGATGTATTAGACAACAACAATGGTGGTCAGCAGGGTGCTGACGGAAACAACAACAATGGTGGAACAACACCTCCACCAGAACCAAAGACACCAACAATCGAGGACTTACAGTTACAGTTAGCCGAGGAAAGAGCAAAGGCACAGAAATTCAAGTCAAGTTTTGACAAGGTTTCAAGTGAAGTTGCCGAGTACAAGAAACAGTTAAGAGCAAAACTTACCGAGGACGAGCAGAAACAGCTTGAAATCGAGGAAGAAAGAGCAAAGCAGGCTGAATACATTAAGGAACTTGAAGATTTCAAGAAAATGTCAGATGCTACAAATAGGTATTTATCAGTTGTTGGTATGAGTGCTGAACTTGCCAAAGAAGCAGCAGACGCTGAACTTAATGGCGATATGGATGCACTTGCACAGGTTTACAGTAAGCACAATGAAATGGTTAAAAAACAGATGGAAACAGAGTTTCTAAAAGGTAGACCACCAATTAACAATGGTTCTAATGGTTCTGCACTAACCAAAAAAGATATTTTAGCAATTACTGATCCTGTTGAAAGACAAAGATTAATTGCTGAAAATATAGAACTATTTGAAAATTAACAAAAATTAGGAGGACAAAGATATGCCACAAGCTAATCTCACAAAGTCAGTAAACATTGCCACAAGAGCAAGAGAAATCGACTTTGTAACAAGTTTCCAGGATAATTGGAACGCATTAAGAACAATTATGGGTATTTCAAGACCTGTAAGAAAAGCACCAGGAACAGTGCTTAAAACAAAGAAAGCAAGCATTACACTTAATAATGGTAATGTTGCTGAAGGAGAAGTTATCCCATTATCACTTGCACAGGTAGCTGAGTCAACATTTGGTTCAATTACAATCGAGAAGTACGCAAAGGCTGTATCAATCGAAGCTGTAAATGAGCATGGTGCAGAGGATGCTGTTGTAAAGACAGATGAAGCACTTAAAAATCAGTTACAGAAGAAGATAATGAACGCTTTTTACGCATTCATTCAGACAGGTACACTTACAGCCACAGCATCAACATTCCAGATGGCTATTGCTAATGCACTTGGTCTTGTAAAGGATAAGTTCGACAAGATGGAAAAGACCGTAACAAGTGTAGTTGTATTTGTCAACACACTTGACGCTTATGATTATCTTGGAGTTGCAAATATCACTATTCAGACAGCATTTGGTGTAGATTACATCAAGAACTTTATGGGTGCTGAAACAGTAATTCTTTCATCATTCATTCCAAGAGGTAAGGTAATTGCAACACCTACTTCAAACATCATCAACTACTATATTGATCCATCTGATAGCGATTTTGCTAAACTTGGACTTGAATACACAGTTGCAGGTGAAACAAACCTTGTTGGTTTCCATGCTGAAGGCGATTACACAAGAGCAGTTGGTGCAACATACGCAATTATGGGTATGACACTTCTGGCTGAATATCTTGATGGTATCGCTGTAATTACAGTAGGTTCAACACAGAAGTCAGTAACACTTGATAAGGCAGTTGATACAGTTGCAGTAGAGGGTACAACAACACTTACAGCAACAACAGTTCCTGCAGGTGAAACAGTAACATGGGCATCTTCTGATACAGACATTGCGACAGTTGCCGCAGGTGTAGTTACAGGTGTAGCAGTTGGTACAGTTCTTATCACAGCTAGTCTTTCTAGTGGTGAAAAGGCTTCTTGTGCTATTAGTGTAACACCAAAGAACGCTTAATAAACCAATGGGAGGGTAAAAGTAATGAAAGAATACAAAGTTCTTATCGCTTTTACTGACTCAAAGGATGATAGGTATGTATACCAGGCGGGGGATAAGTACCCTCGCCTTGGTTATATGCCATCAAAAGAAAGAGTCACAGAATTAAGTGGCAAAAATAACACTTTTGGCAAGCCTTTAATTGAGTTAGTGAAGAATGATAGCGAAGATGAAGAAAAGTCCACAGATGAGCCTAAAAACGAGGTAAAAAGATATACAAGGCGAACAGTTGCATCTAGGACAGTAAGAGATTGACATTAAGGAGTGAAAAATGGCACTTGCAGATGAAATATTAGCTGATTTAGGTTCTGAACTTGAAGTGACAGATCCAGATTATAATAGTGCTATTTTAAGCACTAAAATCAATATAGCTATTAAGAAAGTTACCAACGCTAGAAATTATCCAGAGCATTATACACAGGAACGTATCAATGCTGATTTGGAAAAGTATTATACACAGATAAGGGATATAGCCTTGTATATGTATAACAATATTGGTGTTGATTTTGACAAGAATTACACAAGTAATAAAATGTCAAGAGAAGTGATAAGCGAGAGCGAGTTGTATCGTGGGATAAACAAGATAGCAAGAATATAGGGGATAACGCATGGAGAGTTTAGTTTCAGCATTTATAGTAGGTGTATTAGCCTTACTAGGAACAGTAATAACAGCTAGAGCAAATTTCAACAAGACACACGCTGAAATGGATAAACACATGGCTGTTCAGAATGAAAAATTAAGTGAGCTTACGAGAGAGATTAGAAGTTATGAAACTATCGTAAATGAAGTTCCTGTTCTAAAACAGCGTATAGTTGCACTTGAAAAGACAACATTCGGTTAGGAGTGATATTATGAGCAACAAAGTATATGACATTCTCAAACAGATAGCACTTGTATGGTTGCCTGCACTTGGAACACTATATTTTGCACTTGCAGGAATATGGGGTTTACCTTATGCAGAACAGATAGTTGGAACAATAACAGCTATTGATACATTCCTTGGTGCTATTCTTGGAATAACCACAGTACAGTACAAGAAGAACAAGGGTAAGAAATAATGCGACAGCCTAGACGAGATAAAGTGAATATGTACTATTCGCTGTTCAATTCTAGCACACCAGAGTATGAACTTGATGAACAGGGTAACATAGTCTATACAGAAGTAGATGGACAGCAAGTGCCTAATTTAGTTGGAGAAGAAACACCGACTTATGGCACACCTGTTGCGTTTAAGGCTAGTATATCTAGTGAATTAAACGAAATGCACGTTAAATCTTATGGTGTTGACCAATCAAGCATTTATTCTGAAATTGTTACAGAAAAGAACCTAGTGCCTATTAAAGTAGGTTCACTAATATGGGTTAAGAGTCCTATTGAATGGGAAGATGAAGAACATACAATTCCAAAGGCTGAAAGTGCTGATTACACAGTTGTAGGCTTAATGGACGAAAATATGTATTGTGATATGTACCTGTTACAGAGAAAGAGTAACGAGCAATGATTTTAAATTTTGAAGTCAAGGGATGGAAAGAAACAAAAGAAAAAATAGAAAAGTATCAGAAATCCATTGATGATAGAGCAGAGATTTTTATTAGCAAGTTACTTGATAAAGGTATTCAAATAGCTAACTTACACAAAAACAGTAGTGTGTTAGCTGAAAATAATACACAAAATCTAGGACAGTTTGTAACCTTTACTAAAGAGGTAGAGGGCAAAACAGGTAAGTTAATAGGTGTTGATATTCCAATACAAACAGCTTGGAAAAATAGTTCTGGTATACACACAGCCACAGTATTTCCATTGTTAATGTTAGAGTTTGGTTCAGCTTTTTTTGCTGATCCACCACAAAAACGATTTGGCGGCGAGGGTGGTAAAGGAACTATGGCAACTGCAGGTCACGAAAATGATTTAGAATGGTGGTGGATAGACCTAGATGGTAG